CAGAAACTCTTGGATTAGAACCAGCACCTAAAGTTGTAACTAAATTAATATCTGCGCTATTCGTTACTTCCCAAGTTCTATCGTCAACTTCTTGCTCGGTCATTATGAACTTACCACTTGTGAAAGGAACGATTAACCTCTTGAACTCAATCGAATTAAAGAAGTCTGATTGATACCTATACCCTTGACTTGCAAAGATTGAATCGACTATTTGTTTAACGTAAATTGAAGGGTACATAGCCTTCTCTAAGGTGTATTCTATTTCCTGATTGCCTGTGCTGCTTCCGTTATCAATAAGTGGGTAAACATATCCCTCGCCTTTTGGATTGCCACTTACATCAAAGTTTGTGTAGGCGCTTCCGTTTTTTCTAATATCGTTTGCCCAACTATTAGAAATCCAAAAGGTAGTCCACGGATGGTCGAATTGGCTAAGGTCTAAGTCGGTTAATAAAGACTCTCCCAAGTCTTGAAACAAGTTAGCCAATTTGCCAATGATGATAATCTCGTACTCAATATCTCTATCGTTTATAGGTACTTCGGTAAGTTGTAGGTAGCCTCTCATTTGCTCGACTCCGTTATTGAGAATGATTGCTTCCGCTTTTAAATTAGCATTGAAGTCTGGAGTGAAGTTGGTAGAACTTGTATTGATAGTCGCTCGGTTTAGATTGTCAATGTCCGAAAAGATGCTTCTATTCTTAGCCGTTGCAGGAATGCGAATTGAAAGCGAGTAATCTGACTTTCTTTGCTCGGGTTCTTTAATGTCAACTATCGACTTATTCACAGGCATTGGAACATTATCGTAAAGGTCTACATCAAATGCGCTAACTACTATTCCGCTTACGTTGTACTGATATATCTTTAGTTCTATCATAATGACTGACGATAATTATCAAAGGTGTATTGGATGTTAATCACTAATGAAGTAGGTCGAGTTTCGTTAACCACCTTGTTAATATTGTAGTTGCTTTCCAAAATGTTCACAGGATAGTAAGTGTCCTTGTCTACTTCTAAAATAACGATAGGGCTAAGCATCAATTCTCTTAACCCTTCCCACTCTGCATCCGTCAATAGGTCGGAGTTCAACTCGATGTTATCGGTAAACTTGGTAAAGTAATTTGTCTTTAGTCTGTCGGTCTTAGCGTAGTTGAGTTGTTGGAACTTCTTAAACTGCTTCCGTTCAATCTCGACTGATTCCTTGCTAACCTTAGTAAAGTTGAAGGAATCAAACCCTCCTAAGTTGTTCAACCAATGAAGTCTATAAACTTCGTACTTAGTGCAAGTCTGGTCTATGTTTATCCTCTTAGTAAAGAGTGTATCATCTCCGTTATCTTTAAACTTAACCTCATAGTATGCTGCATTTGGGTTGGTCATATAACCACTTGCGTTCATAAATTCTAAGAATTCGAATCCCGTATTAATTGATACCATTCCAGCAACTATTGCAGGATAACTAAAAGAATTAGTAAATAAACTTATTCCTTGAGCGTTGAAAACTGCTACGTCAACTATTGCAATCGTTCCATTTAAGTCAAAGAAACTATGCCACATTTGCTGATTAGCCCTCAATGAAGGTGTATAAGTAGTCTGATTTAGGCTTACTTGGTTAGAAGTGCTTAGTAATTTAGCAGGATTAAAGGCTGATTTGCTCCAATCTAAGAAGTCAAACACCGCATTTGAACTGCTCTTAGGACTTCCACTCGTTCCATAAGCGGTCAAGTTAGGGTAAATTATAGGAACTCCGCTCACGTTATCGTATATCTCTCCAAATCCAAGCCAGAATTTTGCTACTGAATTAGTGTTACGAATGATTCCGTTTACGTTGAATGATCCTAAGTCATAGGTTACATAGTCTTTTACCACGTTCGCCACGTCTAAATTAATCGTTCCCACTCCTACTTGCTTAGGGTAAGTCAACCTTGCCACAGGATTAGTCTGCCCGCTCACGTTTACATCCACCAAAAACTGAAAGTTAGGTTGAGTTGAGTTACTTGAACTCACATTGAAGACGATTTCATTATAGGCGTTCTGCCAATCGTTAGGACTTGTTATAAGTGTTATTGCCATTGTTTAATATTATTTGACATTACCGTTGTAATCTGTTTACCTAATGCCTTACTTAGTGCTTGTGTATAATCGTTTACTACTTGCTCCGACATTGCGTTCTGAATAAATAAAGTCGGCTCGATGCCTTTGCGCTTAACTGAAACTCCAATACCATAAGCTATTTCTTTTAGTTCGGCTGTCTGTAATTTTTTCCTTTGCTTTTTAGTCAGGTCTTTTGTTTCAGAGTATCTTGATTCTATTTGTATCCCAACCTTACTAATCCACTTCATTAAAGATTTTTGAAATCCTTTACTAACGGTTTCATTTTTAAACGCAAATGGAGTATCATATTTTGTAACAGTTCCACTTACCCCTCTATCTACGAATGCGGCATACTTATTTCCGTTTATAACTACTACATATTCCTTGCCACGTTTGACCTTTGGAACTGCAATAATAGACTGAAGGAGGTCGCTGCTTGCGTTGCTTGAATTAGCCTCGATTAAGTTAGACTTCATTATCTGACTTATGTTCGTAGCCAACTCGTATAAACTCTGACCTATTGTGGTGTCAAAGCTAATCTCTTGCAAGCTACTTGCATCCGTTCCTAAATTCCCAAGTAATGATTTATAGTCCATCTGCTTCGTCTATTTGAAATGTTACAAGGTTTAAAAACTCAACAACTCCCATTTTAAAAAAATAATCCCATTTAGTCTTATCTCCTCCTGCTAAATTATTTATTGTTGCAATCCATCCCCACTTTTTGTAGAAAGGTTTAACTTCTCCAACTTGCCCATTAAATAGGTTGGGATAGCCTCCGATAATTTCTCTAAATAATTGCAAAAAAAAACCATTATAGGAGTAGCATCTTTTAACTTCATTTTTAATAAATCGCTCGCCACTTCTTTATGGATTGAGCCATTATACAACCACTCTCCAAAAAACGATTTAACAGGGATGAGGAAGATAGCTAAGATGTTATGTATCTCATCAGCGGGTTCATCCTTACCGGCAAAGTGGGCAAGGTCAATAAATTGGTCTGCACGAATTGAACTCAGTTTAGTGTTTAGGTAATACCAATTCCAACCTACTCGATAGAACTTTGATAGCTTTGCTCTTGGTATTGAATTTTCAGCGTCTAATAATTCCTGATAAAGTTCTCCTAAGTCCCTTACCTTTTCGCTCGATGCGTTAGGGTAAACAAACATTAGCCTCTCGAGCCAATCTTCTTTGGGAATTTGGTTTAACTCGATGAACTTTCTTAAGGTTAAATTAAAGTAAGCCTGTTTGATTCGCATAATCTAAAATATAAATCTAAGCCCTCATAGTAACATACTTGCCTTTCCTATTCTCGTTTAGCTTCATTAGTGCAAGGTAGCGTAGTGAGTCTATTAAGTGATTGTTAAAGTCGATAGGCTCGTTAATTAACTTGCCAGCCTTATCTTGCTTCCATTTGTAGGTCTTGAACTCCCTGGTCAAGTTTGAGCCAATTAAAACTATCTTGAACCTTCTTAGAATGTCGATTGAGTTTAAGATTGAATCCTTGCCTTTTTGCGTAGGTTTGATGTTCCAACCCATTCTGTAAACTTCCTCGATTGATTTAGGTTCGGCACTATCAGCAAAGAACTCATCTCTATTTGTGGCGAAGTCTTTTAGTCGTGAACTTATGTCTTGGTTTGTTAAACCTCGTTCGTAAAGATGTTCTTTGACATATAGCGTGTCATCTCTTTTCCAAACCCCTACGACTGCACTTGGGTCGTTCGTGAATCCCCAATCCAATCCGAACCCGATAAACTTTGCACCTTCTGGGATTACAACTCCTTCACTCCAATTGTTGAAGACTAAACCGACTAACTGCCCTCTTTGACCTAAACCAAATATCTTCCAATACTCTGGGTCTGCGGATGCTAAGTTTTCAATCTCTCTCTTAAGTGAATCGGGTAAATGTGGATTGTCCTTGTAAGTCGTGATGAGTAGCCCTGCATCCTCTCTTGGGATTACTTGGTCATAAATCCAATGTTCGAAGTCTGATGGGTTATAATCGATTATTATCTTGCCCGTAGTCCTTAAGACTAATTGCCTCCAATCTTCCAACTCCAACTCGTTTCCCTCGTTGCAGAATAGTACGTTCCTCTTCCGACCTCGTATCTTTTGAGCGTCATCCGTGCTGAAGAACTCAATTAAATTCCCATTAAGCGTATAGGTGTTCTCGCTTTTGTTGTGGTATTTCTCATCGTACAAACCCACCTCTTTAAGTATCTCAAAGAAATCCCTCATTGCACTTGTCTTGAGTGCAGGTAAAGTCTTCCTAACTATCGAATAGGTCAAACCTTTATAAGTGGTTGCCGTTCTGATTATCCATTGCAGAGCAGAAAAAGTCTTCCCCGACCTTGCACCGCCTTGTAAGACTGCGATACGTTTGCCTTGATTCTTAAAGCTATCTTCTATGAATACTAAGTTCGGGTTGAACCCCATAGTTATTTAATTTCGCCTTTGAGCCAATCTGGCGCATCGCTTATCTCGACTTTGGTTTCTGTTTTCTCGGTTAGTCCGTTAAGTCGTTGAGTGATAGATGGATTGTAAATGCCAAGCATACCTCCTAAGATTTGATTATCTCTTATTTGTTTCCTTATATGCGAACAGATAGCAACGAAGTCCGCATAAAGCC